GAATAGTAATATCTATATTACTTATATCTATTTTTTCTAGTTCTGGCATATATTCTCCTTTTTGTCTATATTATATTGTTAGAGGTTTAGTTTACTTTAAAATAAAAAATTTTTTAGTTTAAATTTATTTCTAGTTTAGAACAAAATAATATATATAGTTAGTCTTAACCCTAGTCCTAGCTTAGTTTAAAAAAACTTTAAACTAAAAAAGTAGAGCGTTAACCCTAACAATATAATATAAGTAAAATATTTACTTATTATAGCGAACGCGGGCAAGAGAGGTTCTAACTAGAGTATACTTTAGGATAGTCTTAATCTCTCCTCGCTAGTAGCTAGCTTTAATATTATACCTCACTTAGCGCTAATAGTACGCTCCCTTATATATAGCTTTTCCTTCGTTGGGATACTTTCACTATATATATTTACTATTAAATTTCTTCCTTGAACTTCCTGAAGAAGGAAGAGGGGAAACTATTGCTTTTTTGCTTCTTGTTAGTTCTTACCTAGTGAAAAGTAAACCAACCGTTAACTACAACAGCTATATATAAAACACTTTTCCCACATTAGCAGGCGGCCCAAAGCGTAGACCTGCGGCTTGTAGGCAACAAAAGTTAAAATAAACTATATAGAAAAACTAAGTTTTACTAGAAACTAAATTAATATAATATAATATATATTATATTATTATATATATATATATATATAAATTTTAATAGTTTAAAAAAAACTTTAAACTATTTTTATTAAACTTTTATACAACAATTATATTATAAGAACTTATTGGAAGAAAGAGAGGATATACAATATGCTAAATGAATTTGAAGATTTAAAAATTACTAGTATAGAAACTCTAGAACCAGTAATAAAAAAAATAGAAAGTATGATAAGAACTAGTAAAGAATATAGAGCCTATATAGGATATTGTAAACAAAATATAGGTTTACATTTTACTCAAACTTGAGAAGATATAGACTTAGTAGCTAATAAAATTTCTATAGAAATGCACCACAATATATTAACTTTATATAGGTTAGTAGCTATAGTAGGTACTGAATTAGTATTAAATTTACAAACTGGAGAATATCTTTTAACTTGAGATATAGCAAGGGCTATTATAGACTTACACTTAAACGACGAAGTTAGTATAGTAAGTTTAGGAATTACTGACCACGAATTAGTACACGCTAATTTATTAGATATAAAAGCTAATAATACTATGGTACATATAGGAGAGTACAAAACCTTTATAAGGAAATACTACGAGTATATTACTCCAGAAGAATATAAAGAGTATATAAAGTACGGAGCAGATCCTGATTTTATAAACCAATATATATCTAAAGTATAAACTATAGTAAAGAGGAGGTAGATATGAAGAATAAAAAGAATATAATGCTACCCGCTCTGGATCTTAGTAGCTATAATACAGTAGAGAGTTTACCTATTACGGTGTGCGATATAATCGTTAGTGGTTTAGTATCATATAAAGGAAACTCTAAAAAGGTAGCTAAACGTTTTAATATAGACGTTGATAAAGTTAACGAAGTTTATTTATTGCAATACTTAGCTATTAAACGAGCTATAGAATTACAAAGTAGAGCTAACGATATCGACGGAGCAATATATAGTTGCTTAGATCTGTTAACCGATCATATAGACCAAATTAAGAGCGATAAGAAAAAAGGCGATAATAAAGTAATGACTACCAATTTAACTAGAAACGTTAATAGTGTAGTTGATCGTTTAGTTAAAATTAAAGACAGCGACAACGCAGTTTATAATTCTACAATCAGCAGATTATACGACAATATTAATAGGATTAAAGTAGCCGAGCATAATAATATTACTAGCGAGACCGAACCAGGTGCAAATATAGCGGTAGATAATCAAAGTGAATATCTTAGTAAATTGCAAGATTACGCAAAAGCTAGAACTGGAGTAGCTCGCCCAGTAGTTGGCTATAATGTCGATGATAATACAGTTTTACACTGGCCAACTGTAAGCGATACTGCTTTATATTTCTCTAGTGGAAACCAAACTATAAGCGATCATTGTAAAAGTAAAACTAAAATTACTTTTAGAAATGGCAAGGGAACTTGAACCTTTGCTTACGAGGAATAGCTTATATGAAAAATAAAAATAAAGGTAAGCTAATACACACTTGTATGAATGCTAAGTTCGCCGAGTGGAGTATAGCCTCCCTTATATCCCATATTAACGTAATAGAGGGAAGCATAAGAGTAGGTAAGGACTATATAGCGACCAGAATGTTTATAGAGCGTATAAGAGCGTTTAAGGGAGAGGCTATTATGTTTATGATAGCCGCCGTTAATATAAAGCAATCTTATCGTATAGTGGGTCAGTATATATTAGACTATTGTGGAACTAGTGCCCAACGAAGCTTATACGGTGGTAGCCCAGCTATTACCCTTAAAGTAGGATATAAAACCTATTATATAGTATTTGCTGGCGGTAGTAAAAACGGTAGCGATGTAGATATACAAGGCAGCACTTTCGGCGGAGTTTACTTTACCGAAATAAATAAATTAAAACCAGAGTTTATTACTCAGGCTATGGAGCGTATGGGAACAGATGGAGAGCTAGCGTTTATATATGCTACTCTTAACCCGGTTAGCGCTAATAATTTTTTCTATACCGATTACTTAAATCAGTGGGAAAAAGAAAACGAGTTAACCCCTAACTATCTTAATTATATGCACGTAACTTTAGAGGATAGCCCCTTTCTTACCAAGGAGAAAATAGAATTCCTTAAGAAGGGTAAAGATCCCGATAGCTATACGTATAAAAGAGATATATTAGGTGAGAGAGTTGACCCAGAAGGAAGTATATATAGAATAAGAGAATATAATATAATAGATAGCTGAGAACCTAGGGAGTATATAGACTATATAGTCGTATGTGATCCAGGAGTAAGTAAGTCAGCTAGTGCCTTCGTAATGCTAGGTTTAACCTACGACTCTAGTAAGAGCCAATATTGCGTTGACGTGCTAAAAACTTATAGCTATATAAACAACGCTAACCCTAACGATATACATATGTACGCTGAAACTGCTACCGACTACGCTAATTTTATACTAGAGTGCGGGAAGATAATGAACCGCTACCCTGAAGTATATTATATAGATATGGACGTTGAGTTTTATAGAAATTGCATAATAGCGTTTAATAAAACCCCCTTAGGCAGTAGCGATATAAAGTACGTAATTAAAGATACTATAGAAGAAAGAATTAAACGAGAAACTAACTTACTATATAGCGGTAAGCTAAGATTCTATAAAAATTGTACTGAAGCTATAGAAGAATATAAAAATGCTCAGTATGATGTAGCTGCCCTAGCTAAGGGTAAGTTAGCTATGCTTAGTAATTTTAACGATAGCGGCCATAGCGATATATTAGCAGCTATAAGCTACGCTATTACGTATTATAAGGATAGCTTATATAGCTAGATAGGAGAAAGATATGAAATATAAAAATAAGTATAAAGGAGGAGTAGCATGAAAGTAATAGATAATTACGTTAATGATAAGATAGATAAGCGCTTATTAGCTCTTAACTTAACTAGCGGAAACTTAGCTAGTGCTTATATAGATGAAACTTATAAAGCTAGCGAGAGGATAATGTTTTATTATGGGGACACTGAGGATATAATTAAATTTTATAAAACTCGTCAACCTCAAAACTATATATATCCCCTAAGAAACTTTTATAAAGAAGTTAGCGATAGCTCTAAGATTCCTATATTACACTACCCTCTTAGTAAAATAATTACTAAGACTATGGTTAATTTAGTCTTTAGCTCTACCCCTACTATTACCGTTAGCTCTGGCGCTAAAACTAGAGATAAAGCGATTAACGCTAGCATAGAAGATATATATAAGGATAATGATATAGGTAAGCTCCTACAAAATGCAGGAGAACTAGAAAGCTATAGTGGAGCAGTTGCTTTTAAACTAGTGCTAGACCCTGAGTATACTGAATACCCTATTATACAAGCTTACGCTAAAGAGGACTTTGATATTACCCTAAAATATGGGCGAGTTGATACTATTACCTTTAGAGACAATTATTGCGAGGGTAAATATACACTATATAGTATATATGGCAAGGGCTATATAGATTATAAATTATATAAGTTTAAATATCTATATGATAAAAATAGAAATTATGTTAGAGAGATAGACGGAGAGCTTCCCCTAGATACAATACCGGAAACCGCTAACCTACACCGCATAGACTTCCTTGATATATACGGCGAACCTAGTAAAGATATATACGCAGTATATAAAGAGAATAAAAACAATGCCGAAAGCGATTACGATAATCTAGTTGATGATTTTGCTGTAATAGACGAGGCTTATAGTAATTTAGCCGATATTATACGTAAGTCTAGTATATTAACGTATATATACCAAAACCAAATTAAGATGAACAAAACGCTAAACTCTAGCTTATCTTCTAATGAAATTATTAATAGCGATTACGACCGTAGAGTTGTAGTATTAAAAGACTCTAACCCTAACGGATTAGCTCAAAAAGCCGAACGAGATACTATAGACTCTAGTGCTATGATAGCAGCTTACCAAAGCTCTATGGATAATACTATACTTAAAGCCCTAGCTACTGCAGGCTTATCGCCTTGTAGCATAG